GTGCGGGGCATTGAACACCTGGGAACAGGGGTAGATCTCTATGTCATGTAGAGAAGCAGCGTGAACAACGTACAAGTTCAAACATGGTGTCGGCTAAAACAATGGCTAACGGCTACCAACTCGAAAGAGTGAACAGTGGGGGGAAGCACCTGTCGCACATACGTTTGACCTGACGCACTCGCATACGCTCGCTTGTCCACAACGATGACCAGCACCCTCAGCCGACATGCCTCTTTTTTTGCTGTTTTTTTCTTAGCCAGAAACAATCGGCCCACCACCCAAAGTGAACACAAAACCACACACAGAGACACACCCTTATAAATACCTAAGTAGCCCGTAGCTTCGGCATACCGCCGGTGGGTGGGTGGGGGTTTGTGAGCTTGCCGGTGTTGTTGGTGGCGGTTCCGGTGCGGCTCGATCCGGTGCTCTTGCTTTGCCGGCGATAGATACCGGTGAACGGGTGGCCAATGGGCAAGGCCTCCGGCATTTCGAGGATCGTTCACGCTTTGCGGGTAGTTCCGGCGGTTCGTCGCCTATGGTGTGCGAGTTGTCGACGGCTGCCGGCAGGTATGGCAAAGGCCACGAGCTTGGGGTTGCTCGTGGCCTTTGGTGCGCTGTGTGCGCTGGGGGTTATGGGTTTATGCGTTGGGGCATTATGAGACTTAGTAGTTGGCCTTGTTCGGTGGTGGTTGTGTAGATGACTGGTTTGGTGGGTGCTTGCCATATTGCGCAGACTAGTGGGGTGTTTTTGGTTAGTTTGTTGTGGGCTTTGGTTATGCGTTCGAGGTAGTCGGCATTAAAGCCGGTTGGCTCGTGGGGTGTTGTTGCTGGTTTTGTGTCGTTTAGTAGTTGTTTTGTGTTGGGGTGTTCGGCGTTTATTGTTTGGCCTGTGTAGCTGCCGATTATTTGGGCGGGTTGGTTGTCGCCGGTTGTGGCTGTCAGTGTCCAAGTTGTGCCGGTGGTGGTCAATGTGGCTGTGGCGGGGATTTTGGCGGCGGCTTTGTTTAGGTTTTTTAGTGCTGTGGTAAGTTCTCTTGCGTCGATTAGTGCCGGCTGGCCGGTTGTTATCGGTGTGGCCGGTGTCCACTGTGCGAGTGTGTAGCTGTCCGTCGCTGTGATGTTTTGCGGGGTGATGTAGATCCCGCAAAGGGCGAACCTTTGGCGGTCTGTGCTGGCGTGTAGTGCTACAGCTTCGACGATCTTGGCGAGATCATTTAGGCCGGTGCTGGTTGTGTGTGTGGTTGTTTCGGTGTTCATTTGGTTGTCTCTTTTCTGTTGTGGTTGTTTGTTGGGTGGTTGTTGCGGCTGCGTTGCTCTCGGCTGGCTGCGATATATAGCGGGACAGTCATTAGAGCGAGACAGGTTAGTGCGCTTAGTAGTGCGCCGGCGATCTCGTTCATTGTGTAATGTCGTCAATGAATTGCGACAGGTGCGGGTATGTGTTGCGGGTTGTGGCCTGATCTCTGCCGTCGTATGTCGTAATGGCTATCACTTGGCCGTCGTTGCTGTCCCGTGTGATCTCGCAATGAGGCCCGCCGCAAGTTCGCAACATTTCAACGCGGGTTTGATTGCGGTCATCTGTGCGCAAGATTTTGAACTCTAATAGAGTTTCGTTTATCCATTGGTGAATTGCGTCTGCTGCGTCGCCGGTGTTCTCAAACTCTAGTTCGGCGTATGCTTCGGCTAGTCGTGTGTCGTCGTCGTCAGTTCTGACAGCTTCGCAGTCGAGTAAGTTTTCTAGTGCGTCTAGTTCGCATTGAATAGACCGGCAATAATCTAGAGCCGTGTTCGTGGTTGTTGTGTTCATATATTTAACGCTCTCCCAAGCGTGGCGGCCATTGGTTTATTGGCCTGCTAGAGATTATAGGGCAATAGATTAGAGTTTGTCAAGTTTTGTTTTTAATTCTTTTAGAGTAAAGGCGACTAGTTCGGCGGCTGGTATTGCCGGCGGGAATAGTGGCCGGATTACGCCCAAGCCGGCAGCGTATTGTTTAGCGTCGTCGAGTGTTGCGAAGCTGCCAAAGATTACGAGTCCGGCGGCTGTGTCTATTTCTACTAAGTAGGCCATATATATAGATCGAGGTTTGTTTGGCGGTTTTGTGTCAAGTTTTGCGGCAAATAGTTTTTGAGATTACGCCGGCTACCAACTAGCGCAAAGTTTTGGGCGAGTGTGGCAGCCGACGGTGTTGGTGGCGTTGGTAGTTATTGGTGCTGTTGGTGGCGGTATGCCCGCCACGCTAAATGCGTGAACGGATACACGCATATGGCGCGGATAAGCCAGTCGAGGCCGGTGCTGTCGTGGCCGGTGAATAATGCGATCACGAATAGTATTGCGGCTGTTGTGGTAAGCGCGTCGGTAGTGTTCGTGCGGATCATTGGTGTTTGTTCGTTTCTACGCCCCATTTTGTGAGATCCCAACCGTAGTAATCGTTTATTAGGTTTTCGGCTAATGTTTGCGCGTCGTTGTCGTCGATGGCATTAACGAAAACGGTAACGGTGGCGCAGTCGCCGGTAAAGTTCACGGTGTAAGTTTCTAGTTCTTGTTCGTCGTTTATTGTTATCGGTGTTTGTTTCATCGGCCTATCTTTCGCATATATTTTGACGGTGTTAATGCTCGCGACATTTCTCGCGCAAGATCAGGTGTTGTGCCGTAGCTGTGAGACCACGACGCATAATCAAGGCCGTAGCCATTACGTTCACTATCGGTCATTGTTTCCCATACGCCTATCTCGTCGTCGCCCCATTGGGATACGTCGATGATGACTAGCCGTTTAGCGTCGCCATACGTGCCGGTGTCGGTGTCGATCCATAGTGCGGGTGGGTAGTAGTCGTTCATTGTGTCTTGCGGTATGGCCGCAAGGTATTCGTTTACTTGTCTAATCGTGGTCATTAGTTGTCTCCCTTGTTTAAGCGTTGTCGCGGTTGTCATATTCGTATAGTTTTTTGAGTGCGGCGGCCAATAGTTGTTCGGCTAGCTGTGTAGTGTCTAGCACTTCGTCGCCGGATACGACTATATTTGACCATTGGTTGTCGGTGATGTTTTTATCAGTCCAGTCGATAAACCATTGTTTATCCCACCAGTTAACGATGATCTCGTCGTCGGGATCATATTCTTTAAGTTGTTCGATTAGGTATTTAACTTTCATTAGTTGTCTCCCGTATGTATTGTGTATAAAGTTTTGTAGCTTGTTTGAGTGTGTACCCGTAATAGGTGCGGGTAACTAGATAGCCGGCGGCCATTGAATATATGATCCATGCCCCGTCGTGGTTACGTTTGTACTGGAATATCATTATCTGAACTCCCATTCAGTAGCCCTAGCTTGTAGGGATATTTAGAGTGTATGGCAACCGGCCAGCGATGTCAAACTATTTTTTATATTTTTTTTGCCACGTTTCAATGATCGTTGCGAGCTGTAGATCGGTGTAGCCGGCGAGCGGTGTGTCGTCGTTGCGCAACGGTTCTTTAATGTCATCGAACAATGACGGTTGATCGTTCACGTTGCTTGCCAAACTCGGATCGGCCTCGCGTGGCATTCCGGTCTTTTCGATTGTCGGTAGCGGTCAGTAGGTGTGATGAGGCCGGCGCGGTGTGCGGCGATCATTAACGCGCCGAGTGCGCGTGGTTCGTGTGGTGTTGGTAGCGATGTTTCGGATAGTTGTTGCCAAATGTCGTCGGTTGTGAAGTCGAAGGTGTTGGTGGCGATTTGTTTGATGATGAGCATTGTTTGTGCTGCCCAGGTTGGGTCGGTGTTGGTGGCGACTTGTGTGATTGCTTTGTCGCGGGCTTCGGTAGCGGTGTTCATTGTTCCCACCCCAGGTTATTTGCCCGCCATGTTGACGGCGTGTGGTTTGCTTCAACTGCTTGTTTCATTTCTGGGGTTTCGTAAAGTCTGACGATGTGGATGCAGGGGTGGTTGCCGTTGAATAGTTCTTCGTCTTCGAAGATTGTTGTTGGTAGTGCGTCGTGTATTTCGCAGACCGGTGGGCCGCACCATCCTTGTTTGTATCCGTGTTGTAGCCATTCGTCGAACGTCATTTGGTTTTGTCCTTTGTGGTCATGGTTTGTGTTTGGTGGTTGTTTGCGCATGTTGGTGGTTCAGACAGTTTTATGTAGGTGGTTACGGTGTTGCCGCAGGTGGGGCAGAGCCATTGTTGTATCGGTGTTCTCATAAGTTGATTAGTTGTTTGCCGATCCATTGGGCTACTGGTGATGCTACGCCGTTGCCGCATTGTTTGTAGCGGTGTGTGTCGGCTTGTCCTTCTGTCCAGTTGTCCGGCCAGCCCATCAGTCTTTCATGTTCAACGGGGGTAAGTTTTCTTGGTCTAAATGACTTTCCAATAATGCACACAACAGAGACAGATTTGAGCGTTGGGGCGATCCCAACTTTATAGGTGTCTTGTTTGCCGTTTGTTGAATAGAACGCCGCAATTTCTGTCTCTTTAGTATCCCTACACATGCTTTGCGCGAAAGGGAGTAATGGGTTTGGACATCTTGCGGCGATTGCAGCATCGAAGATAGCGATGACGAACACGCGCCTTCGTCGTTGGGGCAACCAATGTTGCGCATCCACGATTGCCCATTCAATGACCAACGCCCCTGCTTTAGCCATTTCGTCGAGGATGATCCCGAAGTCAGCACCTCGGTTGGAGTTGAGTGCGCCGCTGACGTTTTCCCAAATAGAAATTTTTGGATATTGTCCATTAGTTTCCTTTCGTAGTTCTTTGATGATGCGTATGCCTTCGTAAAATAATTCTGATTTTTCGCCCTCTAATCCACCGCGTTTACCTACCACCGATAAGTCTTGGCATGGCGATCCCCACGCAACGACATCTATGACTGGTACACCAGCAAGAATGTGTTTGCCTCTGAGCGTAGATATGTCATCCCATTTCGGTACATGAGGCCAATGCTTGTTGAGGATTGTGTTGGCGTGTTTATCCCATTCGCATTGGTACACGGTTTCCATGCCTGCGGCTTCAAGGCCAAGATCGAATCCACCCACGCCTGAAAAAAGACTAAGAACTTTCATGTTGCCCCCTTAAAGTTTGTTGGTTAGAACGGTTCTTCGTCGGCCAGGTTCACCGGTGCCGGTGCTGGTTTTGGTGCCGGTTTTGTTTTGCTGACGTTCACGGTGCCTGCTGGTGTGAGTGACCATAGTTCTGCGTCATCAAACTTGGCGACACGTTTGCCGAGGATCACAGTTTTTGTGTCACCGGCTTTCGTTGTGACTTCGACTTCCATGTTTGGTTCGCCTGCGAACTCTTTGATGCGCACACCCCATGTGTCGTCTTTAAGTTTGTAGAATGATGCTGACATAAATGTTCCGCCTTTAAGATAGTTTTTTAGTGGGTTAATTATTTGGATCAGAGTTCAATACCCTGGGCCATTGCTACTCTCATTCGTTCAACCATTTGCATATAGATGGCGAGCTGTCGTTGAGATTCTGTTAACGCTGCTTCAAGTATTCGTGCTTCCGTTTTTAGGTCGTCGCGTTCTTCTCGTACACGATCTAAACTGTTTTGCAAATCGTTGCATCGGGCATCCCACATCGCTAACTCTGCTGCCAATGTATCGGTCATAACCCTATCCTAGCCTTATATTTGCGGCTGTGTAAAGTTCTGCGACGATCCGACGATGACTTGCCACCCCAAACTCCGTACATGATTTCGTTGTCGAGCGCAAACTTTAAGCATCGTTCCCGCACCGGACAGTTTGAGCAGAACTTTTTTGCTGCACCGACAAGATGGCTTTCACCGATCTCAGGGAACCACGATATGCCGTCTTTGGTGTGGCATTTGGCGTTCTCCATCCAGTCGGTGTTCTTGTCCATCAGTTTGTATGAAGTAAGTATTTCTCCCATAGCTTCACTTTCCCCAGGGTGTGAACCCGTTTCCGTTGGTTTTTTGGGCGTAGTCATAGATTGCTTTGGCTGATCTAAGGTTTGTTTGCGGATCGAATAAGTCTTCACAATACTGGATTAAACCTAATGTTTGCAAGTATCCGGCAGGATAGTAGCGGGTTGGTTTGCACCATGATCTGTCGTTGATTTGGGTTAGGCCAAGATCGGTTGACCCGTCAACGTTCAGGGTGGTGTTGTGCGCTTTTTTTAGGCATCGTGATTCGCGGTGGATGATTTGGTCTAGGGTGCGGAGTTGGTCGGGTTGCCAGCCTGCTGTCAGGGCTACATCCCACCATTGGGGGCATAGGGCTTTGGGTTTGGTGTTGGCGGCAGGGTCACGCCAGACGCGCTGTACTGCGTTCTGTGCGACGATAACCGTCGGTGCTGTGTCCACCACAGGGGGTGTTTCGGCGAGGCTTGTGACACCCCCAACCGTGAAACTTACCGTGAGTACGGCAAATAGCCGTGATAGTGCATCCATTTTGTTCTCCCTTTACCTTAGTTGATTCGGTTTAAGCCTTATTGTATAAGGGCTATCAGTTCTGCGAACTCGTTGAGTGTCATCAACACTATCCCATCAGAGTTACCTTCAGGCATAGCGATCATTGCGAACGGTCTGATATCTCCCAACGCTTTCGAAGCATCCGATTGCTGTTTCGCTGACCGAAACCTTGTCTCGATAGGGCCAACTTGCGCACCGGCTTTAACTTCAACGCGAAATAGACCGCCCCAATGTTCCTCATGCCGAGAACCTGCGTTACCTGTCGCAGATAATCCCAGCTTGCGTCGGGCATGTCGGGCTTTAGCATCACCTTTAGTTCGATTCCTTTTCCCCCTAGCCGCAGGATCGTTACATCCACGGACCCGTCGCTTACCGTCACGAGATGGGCGACCGAGCAGCCCGAACTTCGGACATTCAGGTAGGTTGCATTTGTCTCGGTTGCCTTGACATTCACCTTTGCGTTCATCGGTCATCGAGGGTCTAGGGTTTCGATAAGTTCCCAGACCTCACCTTTAGTCATCTCGTTCAAGTCATGTAAAGGATGCTTCACCGAACCGACAGCCAACTCCAGTTTGGATTCCGGTGTGTCAAAACCTTTAGCGAACATCAATGCTTTAAGTTTGCCAACCTGTGCCGCTGTTGCCCTGGTGTTAAGGTCTTTCGGTTTAATGTTCGGTGAATGTACCGCTTCGACAGGCGTTGCGTTAAACAAAGCGACGATTGCTTCTTCGGCTCCCAAGTTTGATAACGGAATATCTGTCGCCTTTGGTGCTGGTGCGTCTTTCATTTTCTTGAACGTGTCACGCAACTTAGCCATGTCTGTGTCTTTCAATCCGACCAACAGTACGCCTGCTTCTTTGGCGACCAGGTTCGGATCAAGGTTCGCTTCTTTGCAAGCTGTTTTGAATCGGTCAATGTTTTCTTGGCTGACAACACCGGCAGGTTTCGGTGCCGCAACAGGGTGTTCTTCCCATTCGGACTTGGACCAGAGCGATAGGCAGATACCGAAACGCATGGATGCGTTACGCAAGAAGTCGCCTACTAGTTCTTTGTCTAGGTCAGGTTTGTCTGAACGTACCGACCCGACACCCAACATTGTTTTGCCGAGGATAGTTAAATGTCCCCACATGGTTGCCATGCCGTTTGTTTCGGTGATCGCTGGTCTGCCGTTCACAAACTCGACAGGCGACCAGTTCCACATCGGATCAATGTCGATGAGGATGCGATTGATTTCTGCGTGACCCACGAAGTCGAGCGTGATGCCGCCTCGCGGTAGTTTGCCTACGATAGACGGGTCAGGTACCCCGTATGCGCTGATGATTTCTTTTAGTTCCATTGTTATTCTCCTTTGGTTGTCACACGAAATGTGCGAATGGTTGATGTTTTCTTATACTTCTCTACTAACGCAGGGTGTTCTTGTTCTAGTTTCTTTTGATCTAACGATGTGCGTGTCGAAGTTTTCCAAGTGCAAGCCAACTTGTTTCCCAATGTGGCGTACTCTGCTTCTCCCATGATCGCACAAATTTCTGCTTTCAATTTATCTTCGTGATCTTCCAGTTCCTTCATCTGTGTCTTAATCTTTTTAAGATAAGCAAAATGTTCTTTGATGTTTGCCGGTAAATCAACTGTAATGTCTTGGCCTTGCGGATATATGTTCGAGATGTGCCGGTACTCGTACTCTGCACCGTCAGGCAACATCCCTAAATCAATCGCTGCCAAAAACTTTCGGCAAGCCTCAATGTGTAACTGTTTCTCATCCGAAGAAACCTTCTGCACATGATGATGCAAGTCAAGGTCGGAGTCGAAGATCGCCCAATCAATGCTCCATACGTTTGCACAGATCGCCTGCTGTACACCCTGCCAATACCAGTAGTCAGGCAGTTTGCCAGTCCAACGTTTCTTAGTGGTCTTAACCTCGATCACTTGGCGTAAGTCAGGTTCATCCATGCTCAAAGCGTCAAGTGTTGCCATGAGTCGTACGCCGTCTTCTTCGTAGCAGTACAGCACATCTGGTGTGTACAGAACTTTGTTCAGTTTGTCTGCCGCCCATTTGATGAGTGTCGGTTCAAGCCGGTTGCCTCTGTCCATAGCGGCGTTCGGTGCTTCAGGTTGCGGTGGTTGCGCGGCTAACAGTTCTGTTGCCAGGTCTGCTGCGGTTTTGAACGGGTGCGCCCCGTGAACTACAGCTGCTACTGATGCGGTGATTTGTGGTTCACCTGACTTGTTCTTCCATCGGGCCGCTAACCATTCGGCTGTGCCGTGTTCAGGTTTAATTGTGGTATACCAGTTTTTCATAACTCCCCTTTGTTTGATTTACTTAAAGCATACGGGCAGGGTGTTGCAAAGTCAAATCAATTTTTGCTTGATCCAAAACTTTTACGTTCTGCACCATAGACACAGGGATATGTGTGACCATCCCTATAGTTTTAAGGTTCGGTACCTCATCAGGCATATATGAACCGGTAATCGAAATGTACCCTGGCAGGCAGTCAGGCCACAAGAAACCTACCGACACAACATGGCAGGCTTCAGCTTTATAGGTTTCTATCTCAATCCAACCGTTATCAGAATCGTATGCGTCTATCCAATGAACTGACACAAGCGACCACGGGCAAGACATCAGTTTTCTTTCGGCATGTATTCGTATGATGCGTAACTCATCGACAGTATGCGCCCGTCACGTGCTATACCGATCCACGTCGGGGCATCCGGATCGCAGAGACATCCGACCACTTTTGTCTCATCATGGATAACCATGCCGTCACAATGCTGGCAACAGATTCTCATAGCCAGCACACATACTCTGAAGTGACACGACCTTTGATCGGGTCAACGAAATGCAGGCGTTGGCTTGGCTTACCGACAGCAGCGATGAACGTGCGGGCATACTCGTTGTGCGACTCAGGTGAACCTGTTACGAACACACGGCCACCGTTCGCCATCGTAAGTGCGGTAGGTGTATGGAAATGCCCCATGTAACAGTCATGGAATGATTCTACGACACCGGTAGACCATGCCGAAACCTTGCGCAGAATAGAGCCGAACGCCCCTATTTCGTCGCCGTGAACCAACAGCACATTGTAGTTGCCGATAGCAAAAATCTGGTACCAGTCATCAGACATCTGCCATTTGACATGCTTGATGTCGGCACAGTTGTTTGACGCAATCTGGTAGGCGATGCGATCAATGTTGTCACCGGCAGGCATGTCGCCTTTGCGCCC